AGTAACAAAAGAAGCAATAACAGCAGTTGCAGCAGCATTTTCCCGCAAGAACTTAGATATACCCGTAAGTATCCAATACAGCACTTGTCCAAGGGGTTTTAATGTATGGAGTATTCCTTCGCCAAAAGAAACTTGTATTGACGCCCAAACACCCTCTAGTAGTTTGGATATACCCTTCCAACTATTAAGAACTTTATCAGCTAGTGTTTCTAACGAACCTTTAGATTCATGCATATATTGTTCATAAGCACGCAAAGCGTCAATGCCTGTTAAGTCTTTTTCTCCCGGTTTCTTAAATGCTTTATTACTAAATTCTTCGATAATTTTAATCATGTCTTTGGCTTGGGTTCGGAACAGGATCATAGAAACAATATTTCTTTCTTCTTCTGTACGTAGTCTTTTTATTCCGTTAATGGCTAATTCCAAGGCATTAATATAACCCTTGAATTGTCCTGATTCATCATAGAAGTTCATACCAGATAAAGCAGCAGCCCCACCTTTCACAAGAGTCTGGTATTGTTTTCTTGCCTTTGTTAGATCAAGCCCAGGTAATGTCTTATTAATATCTTCTTCTGTGAATCCAATACTTGTAAACAGACCTTTGAGTCCGGTTCCTGTTCGTATGCTTTCTAATTTTTTTACTGACAAGGCAATGGTATCGAATGAATTGGCGAAAATCTTCATTCTATCGCCAATCTGCGCTGGCAGTAGATTTCCAGTAGACAGTGCACCGGCAACAGCAAACATCTCTTCCATTGTCGTTCTATATCGTTTCGGTAAGGAAGATAAAGATCGCATAAATGGCAATACGTTTGTCGGTTCAAACTTAGAAGTCTTTACCATTGCAGCATAAACATCGCCTACTCTTTGTGGATCGTTATGTAAATTAAATTGAATCATTGCCGAAGTAAGTAATCTTGCCGAGTCTGTAGTATCATCAAGCGCATCAGAAAACAGCGCAATATTATGTAATGTCGGCATTGCCGCCATAGAAGTAGCATAGTCCAAACCAGCACGTTTCAACTGCAAGAATCCATCTTGCACACCTTTCATTGTAAATGCTGAAGTTTCACCAAACTTAATTAACTTGTCTTTTACACTACCAATAGACTCACCAACAGCATCTAAGGTAAATTCAATGTCTAGTAATTTTCTTTCAAAAGCGGATGCTTCTTCCACACTAGGAAGAACTGCCCCCTTCATACCCCAGCCGCCGATAGTCTTCAAGGCACTTGAGAGCATCATACCAACAATACTCAAACGCATTAATTTATACATCTCTTCGGAAGTACCAGCAATTGCTCCCCGGAGACTATTCATCCCTCCCGCCGCACCAGCAGCATTAGTCACTACATCGCTTCTCAACTTATTCATTGATCTCGTAGTAACAATTGCTAATCGTTCTAACTGTACTAATACTTCTTTAAAGACAAGTGTCAGGTCTTTTATTGCTGCCACCAAACCAGGAGTAGCAGCACGAATAGCATCTGCTGCTTCTTTGAATATAGCTGGCCATTTACCCACCTCGCTCTGAAACGAAGCCGTTACCTTTTGCAATCTTTGTGATAGATTAGTAAATAAACCATTCATCCTCTGATTCATTTTAGCAGTACGAGAAGCAGCCCGCTCAAAAGCAGTCCCCCATTTATTTGTTTCAGCATCTATAGCTACACTTGTTTTCTTTGCCGCCCTTTCCAAGGCAAGAAACTGCGCCAACGCAACTTCTGATCCTCTGGAAAAAGGAGCACTATTGAGATCAATCGTAATCCCAATATTTAATGGGGAAGTACTATTCGCCATATTTATTCCTAAACAAAACAACCGACTTTAATAGTCGGTTGCCTTTTAATTAATGACGATCCATGGCCTGCTGTTCTCGCTTACATATTGCAACTATCCTGTCAATATAATTTAGTCTGCGCTTTGTATGCAGTCGTAAGATTTCACTCTCTGGCCATCTCCATCTTTCCGCCATAGCAACCACATGATCTTCAAGCCGCTGTAATACCATTTCCTGATATTCAGCGGTTACTGGAAAAAACCTGACAAATCCCAAGTTCCAGTTAGTTCTTTTCCACAAGAACATTTATGCTTTACAACCATGTCTTGTCCGGGCGTATGTTCCGACAACAATCTTCCAATATACCGCCGGTCAACTGAACTCAAACGCCTAATTCTAGTTTCCGTAACAACTAGATCGCCGTCCATATGTGTAAGACAACGCCAGAATTGAACCGTTTCTGCTTTCGCCGGATTAGTCTGAATCCAAGGGTCCATCTCTTCTACTACTTTAACTTTCGGCAATGTCAACTTACCAACTTTGTAAGTTCCTGTCTCATTGGCAAAACCCCGAGGAAGAACCATATCCAACATTTCAACTGGGTCACATTCTTTTAGTTTTAGTTCATTTACATCTTGTTCAAAATTATATTTCTTTTTACAACTACAAGTAAGTGTTGCTTTCATGAGAGTGTTTTCTGCTTGTGAAAACACCCCCATGAGCAACATATCTTTATCACACTGATACATTTCCTGTATTACATCTATTGGAATACGATCTTCTGGCCGCGCCTTTAGTTTGTTATATCCTGGCACTTCCAAAATACATCGGGATAGCAATGCTGTACTAGCTCGCGAAAAACTATCCCGGTATTCCTCATCGGCCATTATCTCTTCATCAATTCCAATCATACCATCTACAATTACCTTTTTGAATCGCGTACCATTAAGTGTAATTCCAAAGAACAGGTCAATTTCTTTAGCCATGGAAAATCTCCGTTAATAATTATCAGTAATTGTTATTTTGACAAAGTAGCAAATACTGCTTCGGTAGCAAATAAAATTGTTTCTGTAAATAATGCACCGCCAGCACCTTCAAGATCACTCCAAGATACTTCTGCTGGCCAAACATTAGGCAATTCAAATTCATATGCTAAATTTGCACGATCTACATCAAGCACTTCTACTATTGCCGTCCCGCGATACTGAGCCGGTACAATGGCGCTGTTCGGGTTTCCGCCATGTTTTATGTTTGTAAAACGGTTACTGTCTTCTTTCCACTTTTTGAAAAAGCCAGCATTTAATACCCCTTTTCGTGGAACAGCTCGTTCCATAGACACGTTGTCAAATACTGCATTACCACGAAACTTGTGATTGATCTCAATCTCATCACCTTCACGATATTCAATGATTTGTGATTTACTGTTGAGTCCGGTAATCTTGGACATACCGACCTGAATAGTGTCAGGGTATGCTGGGATGTTGAATGTCACAATAAATCCAGAATTGATTAATTTTTCTTTAGCGACAAAATCTGCATTAAGAGGCATCTATTTACTCCTTATTAAACGATTGACAAACCAATCTGGTTTGGATCAATTACGTTGATATTCCAGAATATCTTTTCGGCTACGCCAGGGAGAAGTACTGCTACTTGCCCTAGTTCTAGCCCCTTCTGAACATCTGCAAGAGTCATAGTGTTTTGGTCTACTCCCATTTTAATGGTGAAAGCTTCGTCATAGTTAGCCCCACCAAGTTGGCCATCATCAAAAAGTCCCTTAAGATAATCTTCGCCAGCTTTGACAAGAGCGTTCCAACGTCGTTTATTATTACCACGGAACACAGCATATTCAGAAGATTGCTCAAAAGTATTCTTGATACTAATCAGCAAGTTGGTATTACCAATGAAGCGGAACCTTTCGTCTGCGGAAGTAGTACGGCAACCACGGACATACACTTTAGCGCCGCTCTTGATAATTGCATTTACCCCAGCATTGTTAAGGTAAGTGTGTTCATCAGGGGAAGTCTTGTACTTCACATCGTAAGCAGTACGGAGATAACCAAAGTTGTCGTCAAACCCTGCCGGGCAAGCATGGATACCACCGTCAATATTAAATGGCAGGGTTGCAATACGAGCGTTCATTCCCAAAACAGCGCCAGTTGGATCGATCCACTTACGAGGATTTTTACCCTTGCCAATTGGATCATAGATTTCAATATCCGCCCACAATGGGCCGTCAACAAACAACGAAGATGCACCAAACTTTTGTCGCCAACTAGCAGCAGTGGTGTAAGCAGCAATTGTAGTAAATCCTGCCGGCACATCTGCATTCGGAACTGCTAAAGATAACCCCATGTCTTGTCGATTGTCACAATATACCTGAGCCTTACGATAGATATTGGTGTTACCATCTGGAATACAAAGTTTGCTAATAAGCCAACGGAAATCGTCCATTGCATATAAACCAGTTTTGAATCCCTTGACGCCGATTACTTCAGTATCAGCAACATAATTATTAGCATTTAATTCTGTAGTAGCCCCAGCAAGCAACGCTTTGACAATATCATCCGGGAACATAGCAGAGAATGTAGTAGCTCCAGAACCCGGAACTATAGTAATATAATTTGACCCTTCATATTCATTGTCGATTACGGTGGCGAAGTAGTTATTAGCGTCAGCATTTACAGACAACTTAGAGAAGGATTCAACCAACTTGTTCTTTACGTAAACAAGAACATCAAATTCCATGGATTCGACTGTAGTTGTTGCAAAAGCAAAACTTTGAATCAAATCATCATTTAGATGCACCCGATAAGTTGTGGTTCCACCACTTACAATAGTTTCTACAGCCTGTACTGAAACCCATTCGTCCTTGGTTCCTTCGTGTATACGAAGCACCATATCAGCTTTAAAGCCATATAGACCTAACACATCAATGTAAGCATTGCCGGCTACTGCATTAGCAGCAAGGTCTAGTCCAGTACCAAAACTCGGTCGTTCAGAGTTTTTGGTAAAAGTTACTTTAAGATCATTACCAAGCAATCCATAATATTTAGCCCAAACAACCAAACCTACTTGTGGTCCGTAGCCATAAGCACCATCAAGATCAAGACCTGGGATAGTTACAGAAGCCTTAGTAGCATCTACATATTGTAGATTCACATCCATCTGGGCTAATCGGTAAACATAGCAAGCACGTCCGCCTTCTTCAAAGAAGTTGTTTACCTGATAAGCACCATTTAATCCACTCTTGTAAGTACCGAACTGCTTCTCAAACGAAGAGAAGTCTGGAGTAACAAGAGTCGGAGTAAGAGTAGGACCCCATTCACAAGTTACATAAAAGCAAGGAGTAATACTATTAATCGCGGTAAAAGGAGTAACAACTCTACTCGTATCAATATTTGCAAACGACCCTGGAGGAAAATCATTATAATTAGGCATAATTCCCTAACTCCTATGTGTGGTTATAGCTTCTAAAGCTTCTTTGTTCGTATAAACTCCGCTACTGTTCTTATAGCGTACACTCAAATCCCATTTGGTTTGCTTTGGCAGATCATATAAAACGTTTTGCGGATAATAATAAAGTACATGCGCCAAGTACAATCTCACACTTCCAAACAACCGATCACCATTATCGACTTCCCCAGCATACCTAGAACCTTCCCATTCCAAGTTCTCAAAAAATGTATGTCTGTAATTTACGTAATGTACTGTGTCATCAACCGGAATCTCAAGTACATGGTCGTTTTTAATCAGTGTTGCAAACTTATAATCAATCTCTCTTGAATGCTCCGGCTTTAAAGCTCTTACTGTCATAAAGTACGTTAAAAGATATGGTTGAGGTTGCTTCATCCAAACTTCTTGCTTTTCAATTCCCGCGCCATCGTATACATAACCAACTGGGGATTCTATCCATCCTTCTAGTCGATCCGTATCCGGTGTTTCATATCGAAGTTCTAGTGATATTGCTGGTAAATTTTCAAAGTCTCGAATGTCTACATCTTGTGCTTCACTAAATATATTTACTACTGTTCCATCAGATAAGGGCGAAAACGGCTTCAATAGCTTGTGCCAAGCTAAATCTACATCAATTGAGGTGTAGTAAGAAGTCACTTCTTCATCCTTTTCGGAATCCTTGGTACAGATGCAGCAATTTTATTTAACCTAATTCTCAGCAATCTTGACTTAACTAACCAATCATATTCTTTGAAAACAGGAATGTTTGAATATATTACTCGCCAATGCATTCTTGGTTTTTGATGAACTGTTCCATTCTCCAACCAACCTGCTACATCTCTCATCGGCACCCTAACAATAGAACCATCTTTTTTACGATGAATTTCAAATGCCTTCTCATCTACATCAATAATAGAATATACTACTTTATCGTCTTTTACAACCTTTTTTAAAATACTATCTCTATATTTCCCTGTTCTAAACATAGGTCTTGTAAAAGACCGCACAGGACGATCACCAACATATGTTCTACGGCGTCTGATTGTCTCTTCCGCCAACGGAAGAAATCCTTCTCTTCCTCTTCCGCCCAAAGTAACGTGTGTTCTTATTTCCTTATGTATTCTTTTAGTTAGGTCAACAACATCATCATAGAACACATCTTCTGACCCACTAATGCAGAATTTTAATATTTCTCTTACTTTATCCCAATCGCCATAAATCAAGGTGTGTTCGGCTTATCTCCACGCCCTGTTTTACCTGCGCCTATTACCAGCGTGCAAAAACTTGCATAGTGCCCACTTGGTTTGACTTGTATTAAATCATATGTATTGTCTTTATACTGCACTATATCTTTTGAATCTAGCCAATCATTTTCTGCGGCAAGAGGGAACTTCTTGATTAGTTCCAATCGTGACCATACAAAGGCAATTTCAATCTTTGCTAGATTTCCGAATAAAGATGCAAGTTCTTTTGTTGGATTTGTTATGGCTCGGCCAACAACAGCAATTGGTGAACCATACTTTTTAACCGCTGTTGTAAATGGTGTTTTTGGTGAAGGGAGAGTTCCTTCGTACTTTAATATGTAAATCGGTTCCAGAGATTGATGATCCGTAAGAAGCTTATCAACTTTATTTAGTACAGATGCTTCGTTCATGAAACTACTATATCAACTTCGTTACTTTCCGATGCAAGATCGTTAGCATTGGTTAAATACATCTTATAAGTATGTGTACCCGATCCCAATACTAAATCCAACGTGTTAGTAATTATTTGATTGTCATATATAATAAACACAGTTTCTTCTTCATCGGCGGAAATAACTTTTACTAAAGTGTACGAATAAAAATATTCAGAAGCAGATTTAGTCCAGTTTGCCACAAGTTTATTATTGGTATATGCCAATGATAATGTTGGAGCAGTCAATGGTGCATCGTATTCGTAATTTTGCATTCCGCCAGTTCGAGTATTCATTGTTGTACAATACATACTCATTCCGGCGCCAAGCCATCGCGTTTCAGAAGGAACAAACCTCTCTATTTCGCCATCATATTCATTCTGAAGTTCTTTAGCTCGCCTATACCAATACGCAGCACCTATATAATCACCTGACGCCTTGTCATGTTCGATAACTGTTAAATCAGGTACAGAAATATGTTTTACTTCACCATCTGCAAGCACACCATTTATACCAACTGTATCTTCCGCCCCGCGCATTTGGCATAATTGGATACAGGCAAGTTTGATTAATAGAAAATCCAATATAGAGGGCAGGGAAGCTACAGTCCATGGCGGTAATGGTATAAACTTTAGACAATCAACTAGATCAAAGTTTAGTTTTTTTAACGACCAGTTTATAGCGTCTACATAGTATTGATCGGAATAAACAGGAGTTCCCCCCGCTGCCGGGGGGTTCCTATCAAAAACCAGATAACGGATTTGTCTTATTGTGTCACTTAGATTAGCCATTAGACTATCCGCGCTACTCCTTTCTCCGACAAATGTTCGGCTACAAATGCTGGCAGTTTTTCCTTTTTATCTTTTTCAGCATAATACAACTTAGGCCCAATACGCACAGTTCGCGTTTGCATATAAACTACGTATCGTTCCTTGTCATCCTCTTGCTCTTGCTTTTCAGTAGTTTCCACCAATTCAACTTCCTTCTTTACCATGGATATTCTCCTTATAGGAAATGTTATTAAACAGTTTCGGCTACGACTGCGAAATCGGCTTCCATAAGCCCAAGACCGAAGATGCCATACCAAGCTAGTTTGTGTTGACGGCCAAAGTCAGCAGGAATGTCATAACGAAGTTGGACTGGTAGTGCAGTAGCACGAACATAGCAATAGTCACCAAAGAAAACAGACTTGTACACGTTTGCTGGGGCAGTTCCACCAACAGAGGCATTGATCAAAGTGGCATCGTAAGCAATCTTATTCTTGCCAGTATTAGCCTGTGCGCCGTTTGGCATTCCAGTCGAGGAAATAAACACCATGTCATCAATGCGACCAACAGTATAATCCATCGGGCGGCCGGTACGATTATAAAGTTGAACAGCTTCCCAGTGTGGGTCTTGACGCAAATAAGCAATGTGGTGAGGGTGGCACACACAAACCCAAGCATTCAAACCCTGGAATTTAGGAGCGCCGGCAGTATCTAGTGTTTCAGCAGCTTGATGTACTAGATCAATATTGAAGTAGTCAACGCCACCTTGCAAAGCAGCACGAGAAGCCCGGCCATTGGAATAGATAACATTCGGAGTGCCCATCACGGTATCTCGCAGCCACTTATTGGTAGTCATACCATAATCGCGGCCTAGAGAGATCGAAGCTTCCATAAGAGTATCTTCTTGCGCTAGATGCAGTCGCTTTTCAGATACTTCCATACCATTGCCCCATTCAGTCACGGTAACTGAATACTGGGAGGCGGTAAAAGCTTTAGTCTCAATGGTTTTAGTTTCAAGCAGCGGCCCACCAAGATCAATGTCGCCAAAACGAGTAAAGATAATCTGCTCACCTGGCATTTTGCTCAGGTCTTCATTCTGAACAGCAAAGTAATCAAAAGGCATATTAGGAAGAGCAAGACGTTCAATTACAGCGGAATAAACAGGAAGCTTCGTCTCTGGTAGAGCAATATACTGCCCACCAGTATTAACACCAAAACCCACATTAGCCATAATCTATCCTCCGTTAGTGTTTATGTAATAGTTCATCCACCATCTTCTGGAAATCTTCTTCCTTGGCATGAACTATCTTGTCACGAATATCAGAATCCATCCCGAGACTCTTCATTACGTTCTTATTAATCTCAACCATTGAAAGCGGTTTGGCTACAGATTCGCTTCGTTCTTTCGCCAACTTTTCCTGTACTTCACCAAAAACCTTTTCTTGCATAACCTTAATTTCCAGTACAGATGCTTCCACTTCGCCGACAGTCTTTCCAATAACAAGTTTAGAAAAGGATTCTGTAATCCCATTCTCCTTGATGAGCCGTTCCCTGATAACTTCCGCCTTATATTTTTCAAAAGCAGCTTCCTGCTCCTGTTTAATCTTAGTAACCTGGTCAGAAATGATCTGTGAAACAGCTTTCTTAGTCTCTTCTAGTTCTTCTTTGTGTCTATTAATTTCCTGTAGAAGACTAGATACTTCCGAAACTTCTTGTTTTGGGGCTTCTTGCTTTTCAGCAAGTTTCTTTTCTAGTTCTTTACGAAGCTGCTCTTCGTCGGTGAACTTCTTTACAGCAGCATCGACTTGCTTAACTCGAAGGTTCTTTTCAGACTGCCTAACTTTATTCAGCCGGTCCTCAAGTTCCTTCTTAGTAATAGTGATGACCTTTTCCTTTTCAGGATTATCTTCTCCAGTTGGTTTAGAAAGATCATTCACANGTTCATCAGTTTGGATGTCGCCTAACACTTCTTCCATACTAGCCATAGTTATTCTCCGTAATTAATTATCAATAATTGTTAAACGATGTTATTCTTCAGAACCTTATGATCTTGAACAGTTGGTTTGGAATGGTCGTTCTCAACCGAACCTACACCACCAACTACTCGATCATCCCGCTGTTCTTTGGTAAAAGAAAAGGTATTAATCTCGCCATTCTTAACCTGAGAATCCCCATCATTAACCCGATCATTCGATTTCGATCCAGCACTCTTCATAATTTTCCTCCTAGGAAAAATAGAACTAACATTTAAGATACCAATCTATAGTCTAACAAGTATAAATTCTAATGTCAATATATTTTATTGCACTTTCTTTTCACTTGTCAAGGAAACTTTATTCCCTTGTATTTCTTGTTCTGGTCTAGTTGGGCTTTTGTTACCCGCGTTTTGTTTTGTACTATCACTGTTGTTGCTGCCTGCATTTACTTTTATTGCATATTGATTTTCTAATTGTAACTTGGTTTCTAATTCTTCTTTCATTTCTTTCTTTGCTTCTTCAACAATAAATTTAGCATCTGAATCACCACAACCACGTCGTCTTAATTCCCGCTCTCTTGTAGTCAATCCTAATCTAAGATCGGTTTCAGCGTTAGATCGTTCCATCTGCTCGTTACGAGGGAGAGTCTCTTTGAATATAACTTGGTTACGATAGATATGTGTTCCATACTTCTTTAAAGCATCCATCTGCTTTCTAAAGTTCTGATCTTTCATTTCCAATGTTTTCATAATCAGTTCATTTACTTTCTCCAGTCCTTTAGAATACAGATTCTGTTTTACGTCTCGTTTGTCAGTCATTGGCATGTAATGATATGATATAGCCGAAGTATTATCCGCCTGTGATTTATCATTCTTTCTACCAAGGGCATCATCCGGGGTAGACGATAGTTCAAATAAATCAGACCTAAGTGCATCTCTAAACTCTAGTCCGGCGGCAAGAGAATTTTGCATTTCCAGATTCTCTACTTCCGTTCCTTCTGGCATGAACCACACCCTGTCTTCCGCGCGAGAAAGATTAGATGGTGTTGCTCCTATAATTACTGTTGTAGGATGCCCATAATAGTCTAGCATTCTACAAAGATCGGAAGTCTTTTCGTTGTAGGTTCTCTGAATATCTATGATCTCTGCTAGATCAGAATAACCGTAATAATTCGATCCTTGCAACCAGTTTGGGATATGTATAAGTGGTATTTCCCCATAGAAGTGTTCTTTAGTTACTTCTGAATCTTTACCCTCTCTGTAAGTAACAGTATTTTTTGTCCAGGTTTCTGACTTTACTACTATATTATCTTCAAAATGTGTATCATAAGAAAAGAATTTTTTAGATTCAATACGCTTGTATACAGGATACAGAATAGTAATCTCTTGTATATTATCCTTATCTACCCCATAAGGACCACCAACAACAGGATAAACAAAACTAGGAGGGATAACATCTAGTTTTACATAGTTGTTTTCTGAAGCATCAAAACTTGAATTGTCATATATATCATCACCAACCCAAGATACTCGTATCCAAGTATCACCTGTTACAAACCCTGTTTGCGCCAATAGGAACAGGAAAAGATTCTTGTCGTTTCTGCGCCAAGCATCATCCAAATAATTCTTCTGGAATTGCCTTGATTCCTGTTCGTTTTCCGGGGTATCAGGAATATCCGGGATAACTATATCAAATCCGTTTCTTACTAGAAATTCTACATGTCGATCTATAATTGCCTTGCAATAGTTAATTGTTTTTAGCTTATTTTTGTCATTTGGAGACCTGTTTATCCACTGAATCCCATTATAAAAATCCCAATATGTTTCATACTGCATGATTCTTTGCATATTTTCAGCATTCTGCATTAAATGCCGATGAAAATTTGACATTGAAGCAGAGGCAAGTGCTAGTTTTCTATAGTCCATAGTGACTCCTATCTAAAAGGGCGCCTACTGAAGTTGTCTGGTCTTTCGTAAAGGAAATTCTCAAAATATCTTGTATCTACTTTAATTAGTGGATTGTAATCAAGTTGAGTAGAAATATGTCTTCTATCTTTATTTGCACCCCAACAAAGCATCATTAAACTATCAGGGTAGTCATCTTGCGCCGAAGATTCATCTTCTGGTTTACCAACCTTCCTGATGTTGCCTACCCATTCAACTTCCAAACCTTCCAACTGCTGATAGAAGCGGTCTACTCTCTTGGTTTTCGTTGTTTTTCCATAAGGCCAAGTTATCCTTCCGCTGTTTATCTCTTGCTCTAATACGCCATACCCTTCATGTTTTGATTGCTTAGAAAATATAAATGGTACAACCGCAATTCTGTTCGGCTCCAAATCACCCCGAAGACGGGAAATAATTGGATCACCTTTACCTGTTCCGTCGCCAACGAACTTAAAGCAAGTTGGATACCGCGAAACAAATTCTAGTATTTGTTTATGTTGCAATTCATGATCGTCGCCAATAATCTCAAGCCAGTCCAAAATGTGTATTCGATACCGTGTCTCTCCAGCAAACTTAATGGGGTTGTCTAACCATACTTTCCCAGCGGTAAGTACAGTTGATGATTTCATTTTACCGAAGTCACCCGCTATAATAACAGGATGATCACCTTCTGATCTTTCCGTTAAAGCCCGCTTCTTAAATTCAGAGATTACTTCTCCCTTTTCACCGTACACAAATTCTGATGCTCCATGGATAACTGAGCACTTCTTTAACGCGGCGCTAGATAAGAAAGAACTTAGACTATCAGACCACTTACAACAGTATGCCATCTTAAAGTCTTCTGAATTCTCACCACCAATACTTTCAAACTCTTCTATTACTTTTTTGACAACTTTTTCATACCGATTTGTCCCAGCGTATTTAACTACTGTTTTCCAATCAAATTCAAAGTGTAGTTTGTTCTTATAACTCTCAGTCTTGTCTTCCCAGTCCCCAATCTTAGCTATTCCATCTGCTGCCACGTTTCGTTTAATCGAATCGTAAAAGTGGTTTTTTGTTTTAGTAGGAGTTCCGATCTTTACCCTGGTTCCTGCCGTATCACTAATCATTGGTGTAATAGACTTTCGCACAAGAGTATTAGAAATATCCTGCGCCTCTTCCATTACAACAAAGTGATAGGTATCTCCCTCTAGCTTAGAACCAGGACTAGCAGTACGAATATCAATAAAACTACCATTTGGAAGTTTTAATACTGAACCACGGAAGTTATCTAAGTTAATCCCAGTTCCTAAAGAACGAATAACATCTCGTGAATGTTTGCTTAAAAGGAATTGCTTAGCCCGGTTATACATAATACCAGCGCGACTATAAGTGGGGCCAAAGATAGCCATCCACATTCCATCTTTATACTTTTGTATACGAGGATCACTTAGGTATTTAGATAGCGTGGGAAGAATAATAGCAGTTCCAGCACATATTGTAGCTAGTACCTCTGTCTTCCCTGAGTTGTGAACACAAAAACCATTCGCTACAAACCAACCCTTTCCAGGGAAAGTAATATCATAAACATCTTCTGTTCCATCTGGAACTACTGATTTTAGTTTTACCCAAACTCTCTTCTCGCCATCAATTCCGTCTTCCGCTGCTTCGTAACAATTATCAGTATTTGTTAGTTTATCAAACTTACTCTTTAGACGATCCCAAGAAGATAATATACAAAGATAATCATCTGGAACTAAATCAAGTACTGGAATCCAACCACGTTTTGTAAGAAATGGATGATTTCCGGTTGCACGAACAAGCATTCCATTTGCAACAGTTACTTTAAACACTTCTCTATGCCCGGTATACCAAGCATCTTTATGATCTTTAATTTGTAAAGCAGTGCCATCGCGGTCAAAGATAATAGTATTTCCAGGAAGACACTGCCTCGCCCAGAGTCCAGTGATAGTCTCTACATCTTCTATAAGAAGCGAATAGATAATCCTATTACAAAACCAAGTCTGGTATTTTCTAAACTCTTTTCCATTCTGCAAGATACAATATTGAGTACATTTCTTTGCTAAATCCCACATAAATTCATCTGACAGGATTTGTATATTTGTATCTACACCCTTCTTTACAAAATCTTCTGATTCTTTTATTGCATCATTTATGGAATTTAATTCTTGGTCAGATAGACTTGTATGATCAATTTCTGACATAAACCTACTCGTTTTGGAAATTCGACACAAAAAAACCCAAGGAATGATCCTTGGGTTAATTATACAAGACTTAATATTATTATGTCAAATATTTGTTTTGTTTAGCATTCCATTCTTGTAATAAATAATCCTTTCTTTGTTTCGCGCCCATACGCCAGTTCCGACAAGTTCTGATATTTTCATAAATGAAAATATACTGTCCATATCATGTTGTGTTTTCCACCCTTCCCTTTTACACGATTCACAGACTATATTTTTACATTGATGACCACAAACAAGACAACTATTTTGCGCCAGATTATTTAGATGGGAGATTAAGAGTGGGATCGTCTCTTCTGAATTATTTGTTATGTACCTCCCCTTGTTGTCTTTTACAGTATATCGAGCAAGCCATGCCAGGAAAGAAGGTCTCGCCTGATTAAAGGTTATCGACTCGAATTGTCGTTTATAGTCGATATAATCAGTGAAAGTAAACTTGTCGATATTGTAGTTCAAATCTTTATCGAAATTATTACATTCCCATTCTTGTTTGCGAAGATAGTTACATTGTACATCAAATCTTCGTCTAGTCTTTCTAGTACTGCTAGAATAGCATTTGCCAAAGAAGAGTCTTCTTCTAGTAGTTCTTCTGCTCTGCCAGACATTTCTACTAACTCGAACAGTTCATGATCCATCACTTTTTCCCTTGATATTCTATGATGTCCAGCACCATTAGAATATCCGTCTCCATTGCCGACTTACAAGCTTCTTCAGAGTCTTCATTGTACTCCTTAAACAATTCTAAAGAAGTATCTTTATTTTTATACGTCACTGATACTACGCCGCGATAAGCATCCTTGTACTGCTTTATTTCCGCTGTGATGTGTCCGTGGTCTAGTTCTGTCTTTAGAAACACCTTCCTTTCCTCCATCCATTCTGTTTTAATTTTCGTCTCCATTATACAAATTGTCATGGTTTAATTATAGCAATTAGGAAAAGAAGTTTCCAATGTTATTTTCTAGCTTCTTCCGCTTTTTCTATCACCTTCATAAGCCTGTTGCTTGTTCCAATAATTGTATGCTCAATTGTCTTGAATACCGCATTATGGAAACTCTGTTCAACGAAGAATGTTCGGTTATTCCCGCTTACATCAAAAGATTCTACGTTAAAAGACCCTTCGTGACAATCGAATACCAAGGAATAGTTATGTTTACCGAATCTCTTCATAATGTCTAATGCAATTAAATCCTTGTCTTCTCCGGCTACTACTCGATTATAAATATCAGTGGTTATTTCCCGTAGAAAAGCGATTGCATTATAGCAGTACTGGCAAACAATATCCCCATCTTCCAGCCTTCCGACTTTTTCACCCTTCTTGAGTCGGATCGGCTCCATGTAAGTGATTGGTTGATTGCAAGCGACACAAGTTTGTAAAGTTTCCATTCTAGCAGTCCTTTCAGTTAATTAATTCTCGTTCCCAAGGCAACTATATATAAAGGACTTATATTCCGCAAGAAAAAAAAGAAAAATATTTTTGCTTTTTTTCTTGACGCGCCTTTTTATTTTTGATACTGTCATTTTGTTGATGCTGCATGAAAGCCCAGCCAATGACCATTTCCCAAAAAGACGTTGACCTGATGGCCCTGGCCGCAACCTTAACAAAGTTCGGGGGTCACTGCAATCAATTTATTGGCTGCATTATAGCGCGTCGCGGGCGGGTACTGGGAACCGGGTCTAATCGGGAAAAAACCCATCCGACACAAAAGAAGTATGGTGGCCCGAAGAAGCAGTATCTTCATGCAGAAATAGATGCTTTAATAGAAGCTTTACACAATTGCAAGGATTTATCAAAAGCAACATTATACGTAACAAGAAGAAGAAAAGTTGATAATGTAATTTCTATGGCTTTTCCATGTAGTTCTTGTATGGCGGCGATTAGAGAAGCAAGGATTAAAAGAATTGTTTTCTCTAATTGGCAAGGTGTTATTGAAGAAACATATTTATAAAGAAAGGTACTGAAAATGTATGCAGCGACTAATTCCGAACAAGCGCAGAAGATGCGTGATAAACTAGAAACCCTCTTTGAAACCGGAAAAAACCAGTTCCAGACCTTCTATGAAAAACTTATGACAGATGACAATAAGGATTATATTGTCAATTCTCGTAAGTTGCAGTTTGGCGTAGATGAAACTGGTTTGACAGTAAGTATGGCGGAAGATACTTACCCGGTTCATAAGCACGCTGTTCAGCAAATTGCAGCAAAGGGAGAAGTAACTATTGGTACTTCTTATATCAACAACCTGATGGAAGTAAAAGAACCTTGGGCGAATGATCTTCTTGCTCATAACCTGAACCAGTTATATCACAATAAGAAAGAAGAAGAGAGGAACATGGTTCGGGTAAGTAATGACAAGGTTCTTGGTTTCGTTTCTGACCGCTACAAGAGGATGGACACGCAACCAATATTTGAATCTCTGTTTACAGAGGCGAGTAAGTTTGGGATGGTTCCTTACATGTCCCGAGACCTTACAACGAAGTATGATGTATCCATGCTTCTCCCGACTTTATATGAACCTTTTACCAATGAAATAATCGGTTATGGAATAAACTTCACCAATAGCGATTATGGAGATGGTGTTCTTGCTATGCGGTCATTCATCCTTCGTATGTGGTGTGCGAATGGCGCAATTCGTAGTGAGGAGATCAGGAAGAAGCATCTTGGCTCCCGGATTGAAGCCGATGCTATCTATGCAGTCGATACACTAAGGGCGGAAACAAACCTTATTTCCAAAGTAGTTCGGGATACTACCAATTACCTACTGCAAGACAAGACTATTGACAGTACAATGGAAACCATTAAGAATGCAG